TAAAATTATTACAAGATCACAAGTTTGACGACCTTAAGGCTAAACTTGAGGTAGAGATTGAAAATCTCAAAAAGTATATCAAACCTGCAGAGCTTTCAATTGAAGCACTTGAAAAAGTAGAACCTTTGGATGAGAAAAAGATTGAAAACTTTGAGGCTGAAATTGAGTTACTTGAAAAAGAGATATTGGAAAGGGAAGAACAAATAAATCTTATCGATGATGAAATAAAACATCGTGCAAACGTAAGGCTACAAATTGACAACGCTCTAAAGGACTTGGACTTTGAAGAAGAAGAAGTTTTAATGCGTTGGAATGGAGAGCTTAAGAAAGAAGAAGAATTTAAAAGACCTATTGTTTATACCTTTTTACATCAAATGGAATTTTGTGATCACATCGAGCTTAAAGAAGAACTCCGAGTTGAAGGAGTACTACAACTTGATGATGAGGGTCTGCCCATTGAGATTGTTAAAGAAGTAAAGCATATTCCCTGGAACAAAAAGGCTGTACTGAAAGACTTGAAGCTAAAACTTGATCTTGATAAGGCTAACCTTTTAGTTCTTCAAGTTAAGAACTATAAGCATAATAAAAAGAAGGGTGAGCTGGAAAGAAGGCTAAAACCGTTAGTTCAGAATAACGTCTATTTTGAAGAAGCGTTCGGACAGGAAATCAAGGAAGTTAAGGGAGAAAAATTCTCAATTCACCGAGATGAACTAATCTCTAAGTGGGATAAAGACGACCTACCATTATTTGAAGACAAAATCTTAAAGCTCGAATTAGCTAAAAAGCATATGGATGAGAAAGAACGAATTCAGAAACCTATTGATGATCGAGTTAAGGCATATAAGGCTGTAGATGGGTTATTGTTAGAAGCTCTAGTTGAGAAGCTTGAAGAAGATAGACCAGAAAAAATGGTAGAATACCTAAAGCTACGTAAAGAAATAAAAGACAAGCATCCTTTGGAGGAATGAAATGGCTAGTGCAAAAGAAAGATACTCTAAGGGTGCTGCTGCATATCATCAAAAGAAAAACAAATTAGATAAGGAATCTAAAGAGAAATATAGTGTGCTTGCAGAAAGAGCTAGAGAAGCTAAATCTAAATTTAGACGCCTTCATGCCAAGGAAGGAAAAAGTCTAGCTTCTAAGAGAGCATTTGAGGAACATAGGGCAGCTCAAAAAGCCTATAAACAACATATGAGTGAGTATGAGAAATCAAAGAAACAACTAAAAAGTGATTGGCTAGAAGAACTAAAAACTTATGAACCTCTTCAAAGAAAAAGTGAAGATAAAGCTGGAAAGCTAATGGAAGAAGCAGGAAAAAAACCATTCTATGGATATAAAAAACGAGGACAAAAAGAAAGTCCAGACATGAAAGAACATAGAGAAAAATTGGAGGATAGTGTGGCTAAAAACCAAGCTCCTTCTGGCTCAATGATAGCCGGATTAGAGTATCAGAAACGAAAAAAGATGGAAGCTGAGTTAAGAAAACATCCTGACTACCCTCGTTATAAAGGAACAAAAACTAAAAGAGAGTGGCTAAGAAAAAAACTAGCAGGGGGTAAGATTCCTGTTCCTTCTAAACTACCCTCTCCTAAACCAATTCCTCCTAAAGCAGCCCCTTCTATACCTAAAGAAAAAGACGATAGGGGTTTTTTGGAATCAATTAGTGATTTTTTATATACTGGTTCAACTTCCAAAAGTAGAGCCGAGGCTCAAAGAAAACGAAGGGAGTATGATGAACAATTAAAAGCTTCTAAGGCTAAACTCTCAGGTGGTAGGGTAAAACCAAAAGAAGAGGAAAAACCTCCAGGACGTTATGTAAAAGGAGTACCAACTACAGACTATGATTGGGACAAGCAGGTAAAAAGAATTGCAGGAGAGAAGAAACTTCCTCCAGTTAAACAACCTGCTAAAAAATTAGATAGAGTAGGTCAAATTAGACAGAGACTAAAAAGTCTTATAAAACCTGATAGAAAATATTCCAGGGCAGAAGGATTGGAAAAAGCTAAACTTTATAAAGAGATGGCTTCTTTAGGAAAACCTTCTAAGTTTGGTGATTATTGGATAAAAACATATTTAGGTAAAAAACCAGAGAAAACTCCTCTCCCTGTATCTGTTCCTAAACCTCAGGGTAAGATGCCTTCTCTCGATGTGAGAAAAATAATAAAGAAGTACGCTCCTAAACCAGTAGATAAGGAAAAACGAAAAAAAGTAGTAGCAGAGTCTGCAGTTGAAAGAGAGAGAGAAAGAAAATTCAGGGGAGCTAAGTGGAATAAAGAGCAAGTGAGAAAAGCTCACAGGGCTCAAGTATCAAAAGAACAGACAGCTAAAGATGCTGCAAAGATGTTAGAAAAACAAAAACAATATGAAAAGGAGGAACCTAAAATGGAAGAAAAATCTAGAGGAGCTAGTGTCTTGGAACGGCTCCATAAGAAGAAGTTAAAATTTGCTCGTGGTGGAGATGTTAAAAAATACCAGGGCGAGTTGAAAGAAGAAGTCGGGGGCATGAGTTCCAAAGGCAAAGGCTTCTTAAAAAAGTTGTTGTCAAAAGCTAGAGGTGGAGAAGTTGAAAAATACAAAAGTGATCTTCACAAAGAAGTAGCTGGAATGGGTCCTGAAGGTAAATCCTTTCTTAGAGATAAACTGCAGGGCAGAGAGTATGAGGGAAAACTTAAAGGTAAATACAGAGAAGATTTAGACAAAGAACTTCGAGGGATGAGCGAACCCGGAAAAATTTCTCTTAAAAAAATGGTAGAACCAAAAGATGCTTGGAAAGATGTCAAGAAAGAACTAGAGCCTAAACATGAAAGGGCTGAAAGAAACCCTATAGCTCGTAAAGCAGGTAGAGGTCTTTCACTTGGTCAAGAAATAGAAGGCTCTCGTGCAGAGAAGGCAAGACTCCGGGAACGTGAAGGCGTTAGAAAGTCTGATATCCAGTTTCAACGAGGTGGAGAAGCTTTAGGTAGAGAGATCGAAGGCTCTCCTGCAGAAAAGGCTAGGCTCAGAGAAAGTCAAGGATATGCTAAAAGAGACATCAATTATGCCAAAGGTGGAGATGTTAATTGGATTCAAGGTGCAGTTAAAAAACCTGGAGCCCTTAGAGCTGTTGCAGCTAGAGAAGGCTTAATCAAAGGAGATGAAAAACTTTCAGGCTCTGATTTAAGTAAACTGGCAGGTCAAGCTAAAAAGAAAGGAAACAAGTTGTTAGCCAAGAGGGTAGCTTTGGCTAAAACGTTTGCTAAAATGAGGAGATAACATGAGTGCAATAGTAGCCAACTATGAAGTTGTGATCAAAGATGGAGCAGACCCTAGTACGTCAACGGCTGCGGCTAATCTTAATGCTGATAGATATAGTGAGATTATCCCAGTAGAAAGAGCGTTTGTTGGTGAAATTCAGATGCACATCGTAGCAGGTCCTGTGGGTAATATGATTTTTCAAGTTTCTAATGACTTTGGAGCCCCTGATGATGCAGGTGTTAATAGAATAAATAGTAATAACATAATTACAAATTGGATAACTCACACAACTACAGCAATCGGCTCTACAGAAACAACCTATAGGATAGCCTTAACAGACATAGGCTACAGATGGGGTAGATTATTTTGGGATTTCTCTTCTGGAAGTGGGGTAGTTTCTAGTTGTAGAGCAAACATTAAAGGATGGTAACATGCCACACACATGGGAAGAGGAAAAGAAGAGATCGAAGAAGGGTTTCTTAGACAGTGTTTATAAACAAATGAGTCCGTCAGGAAAAAAAAGAGCCCTTAAGTATAAAATGCCAGGAGGAAAACATGTCTACCAATTATCTCAAGACGATATGAACGCAATCACAAAGAAAAAACTACAGAAGATGAGAGACAGAAAAGGGAAGAACTGGGAAAGGTTTAAGAAAAAATTTATGGGCTTGTTTGACTAATGAATGAACTAGATAAAATAGATAGAAAATTAGAAAAGATAGATGAACGTATTGATAGTATTGATAAGCATCTAGCTGTCTACAATTCTCAACTAAGATTCCACATAAAAAGAACAGACGCCCTAGAGAAAAACATAGAACCTCTCAGGGCTCATTTACTTAAGACGCAGGGCGTCTTGACATCTATCGGAGTCTTGGCTACAATTATTTCGGTAGTTGTTGCAATATTAAATATAAAAGGAGTATGAAGTGATTGAAATATTAAAATCCATAGGTAAAGGCTTAATTGCAGGATTACTAACTGAAAAGTTTGTGAAGGAAATTATAATCTATCTATTGGAAAAATTAGCTAAAAGGTCTGACAACAAAATTGATGATGAAATTGTTGCTAAGATTAAAGAAGCTTTAATTGTAAAAGATAAAAAATCTCAAGACAGCGAATAATTACGGCTGTCCTATGAGGCGTGTAATAACTCTTAAGCTAAAGCCATTTTCAATTAACGCCATGTTTTGTCGAGATAAAAGATATAAAACAATAGAGGCGCAAGAATGGTCTGCATCCGTATTAGTGGCACTAGCTTTAAAAGAGAATAAGAAAAAGCTAAAAGAGCTTAGTCAATACTTTGACTATAAGAAGCATGTCTATAAAGTAGACCTTACCTTTTTCTATCCTAAGCACATATTACATACTAAGGAAGGAACTATATCTAATAGGGCTCACGATCTAAGTAACGTAGAGAAGCCTTTGATAGATTTAATCTTTCTTCCTATGTTCTATGACCGTCCTAGTCCCTATGGTGCTAAGAATCTAAATATAGATGATAAATATATTACTCATCTGGTATCTAAGAAAATAGTCGGGAAGTCCTTTAAGATTAAAGTGTCTATTAAAATTAAAGCCCTAAATCCAAAATAACAAACATTAACTCTCCAGTCTCAACATTTTGATCGACCATGATACCACTACCGTGTCGTTCTAATAACAACTTCCAAGCTTTCATGCTTTTAGGTAGTTCTACACTGTTTTCAAGTTTATATTTTTTTATAAGCGTTTCTTCGTACTCTCTAGCTTTGTCAGTAACTATAGCCATGTCACCTTCTACATCAAAGAGTTTATCAAACCCCTCTTTCCATTCTTCTAAGTATTTTTTAGCGTCGCCTTCGTCTACTGGATTACCAGATTGTTTAATGATCGTAACCATCTTTTATCTCCTCTAAGTATAAGGCTACTTTTGTATGCCTATATTGTGGGACTTTGCATTCTCCCCACTTGTTTATTTCTCTAGCTCTTATAAGCTTTAATATGTGAACTTCTAGTTTTCTAACACTTACAGACGTTAGAATTATGATATCGTAGGGGGTTGCATTCCTTACAATTTGGTCTGTTCTTTGAAACAACCATGAATGTCCGTACCGAGATACAGACTCCTCTGACTGTCCTTTGACATGAACTCTAAGGTTTCCTAGTTTAAGGTCTGGACTGTAAGACTTCTTTTTACGTTCATAGATTGTAAAATCAGGCTTAGAACATTTGAGGAACTTAGTTACAGCTAACTCAGCTAATTTTCCTACAATAATATCGTAAACTATTTTTTCCTTTTTAGCTTCTCCCCTGTAAGCATATAGGTTGGCGGAAGTTTTTAATTGCTTATTGGCGAAGTCTACACATTTTTTATAGTTGTATTTACTAATGTTAATTTTCATAGAAGAACCAGTAAGATAGTTATAAAACCTAATATCTCTGAAATTAATTTACTAACAGATGCGTCTGCTTCTTTTTTTACTATAAACTTTTTTTGCTCACTTATCAACTCTTTTTGTTTCTTTATCACTATCTTTTGACTGTCTATCGCCTTTTTCTGCGCCTTCACTACCTTTACGCAATCCTGGAGAATGTCCTCTGCGTTTAAGGTCGGACTTATAGGCAGCATAATCAGACATGAAGTCATGATAGTAATCAGTAGCTTTTTCAACGTCATAGTCTGCAGTTTTGGTTGCATCTTCTACCTCTTTCTCTAATTTTCTAATACGCCTTTCCATCACTAAGTCCTTTAAGAATGAAATGATATAATCTACAATCCATTTAATAACTTGTTTCACTAATGACCTTCATAAAAATTACTGGCTATTTGAGCCGGAGCCTTTAGGGGTAGTGATAGTTTGTAGACATTTTCCATTTGAAATTGTACAGTTTTCCGCCATTTTTCCGCCACATCTTTTGGTACTCTAACTATGATTTGATCGTGGATTTGAGCTACTATATGCCCATCTACGCCCTTTCTCTTTAACTCTCTTGCAATTGCAATGCAAGCTCTATTGGTGATTGAGGCTGCGAGACTTTGAATCTGAAAGTTTTTACCATTGTTTAAAAATTTCCTCATCTCTCTAGCTGTGAGTTTCATCTCCTGATATTTTCTTGGGTTGTCATGCCATTTTGTCCATAACTTCAAAGAGTCTAGAATTTCCTCTCCGTTGGCTTCCCATATCTTGGGAGCTTTGGGCATATGTCTCACTCGTCCTGCCTCGGATTTAACCTGACCTTTCTTTTTCACTATTTCATCTGTAGTTTTCATCCACTGTCGGAGTTTGGGGTAGGCATTTAGATAGTTTTCAATCAATAACCCGGCATCACCTTTATCGACATCTATGAGCTTTGAGAGTCCGTAGGCTCCAAGTCCATAGGGGATTCCGAGCGCATACGCTTTTGCTCTTTGGCGAGTAAGCTTGTCTTTCCGTCCGAGATAATTATTATCTTTTTTAAATGCTGATACTCCATCCAATTTTTCAGTAGCAATAGCGATTGTACTATAAAAATCGCAGCCGGAATGAAAAATATCCTTGAGTCCTTTGTCTCCTGAAACATAAGCAAAGACGTGAGGCTCAAGAGATTCATAATCACTATCGATAAAAACATGGTTAACTCCTGCAATAAAATTCTTTCGTATTTCGTTGTTGTATTTAATGACTAACTCTGAAGCCTGTCCTTCTTCTAACGGTCTTGGCAACTGTTGTAAGTTCGAGCCATATCGACCACTTATAGTTCGGTGTTGGAAAAATGAAGGATAGAATATTCCATCTTCAGACTCATTTAAAAACCTGTCTATGTAGGTACTTTTAATTTTGGTTAGTTTATTGTACTCTTTTAACAACTTAGCCCATTCGTATTTTTCTGCCATGGCATCTAAAAACTCATCGTTAATTTGAGGGTTACCCTTCTCCGTATAACTCTTAGCCTCTTCCTTTAAGGTATCGAAGAATAGTTTCTTCATATGATGATTGGACTGTAGGTTAAACATATCTCCTTCCACCATAGTTAATTGTATGTCCTTAACTATATGACTAAAGTCCCGACTCCACAAAACAATATCCTCCCCTCCAGATAAAAATGTTTTATAGATAGAATCTGGAAGAGACTCCAGAGCCTTCCCTGCTAGAGAGAAAGCTCCAGAGCCGGTCTTGGGTAGGGGCAGATCCGCATACTTACAAAGGGCTTGAGCAAAAGGACCTGTCCTACGTGGGGGATAGTTCTTCTCCAGATACCAAGGCTCAAATACTTCACCTAAAAGGGGGGCAATTAGGTTTTGTATTTGTTCCTCTAACTTATTAATATCGACAGTGATATTAGTTTGTTGTAACTTTAAGTTCTTGATATCTAGGGGAATCCCTAATAATTCCATTGGTATGGTAACTTCTTTATATAGGGGCATAACTTCGTGTTTAAAGAAAAAGCTATGCAAGTGTTTATCCATTTGAGTAACATAATAAAAAGCTAGTCTAAACGTTAAGTGACAATCTTTAATACAATAGTTACCCATAATGTGTAAATCAGCTCTGTAATATTGATTCTTAGAACCTCCGTTCTTCTTTATAGATTCAAATAAATCTAATTGCTCTCTACGTTCTTGCTCACCGTAGATTTTAACACCTACGTCTTTTAGTTTAAATGGAGGTTCCTCATCAACTGTGTGCTTTGCCAACATACCTTCAATATGAAGACTATCGATCAAATTTACTCCAAAGTAGTTAAGGGTAAAGCGAGTATCAAAGGAACCGTTCCACATTATTAATTTTTTATTCTTTAGTAAGTTTAAAATAACTAAGCATTCATCCTTGGTCAAAGCTTCGTTAAGTTTTCCATCTTTCCAATACTTATGGCAAAAGTAAAATCCCTTAAGACCATTGGAGATGCCAAATCCTATTATAGTTCCATTTCTAGTGTCGAGCCCATCGGTCTCTACATCGTATGCCCAATCGGAGCCTACTCCGCTTAGCATCGTTATAGCTCTATTGTACTCTTTACTGTCACTTGTGGTTATAACACTCATTAGCATCTCCTATGGATTAAAGAGTTTATTCTTCTTCTACTTCATCTCTAAGGACTTCAAAGTTGTGAGCCATGCGTCCTTCCATCTTGCCTTTCTCTATTTTTTTCTTTCCATTGTAAGTAATTTGAACAAAGTCTCCAGCATTTATAAACCCCATTTGATAGCCGAGATTTCCAGCTCCATTAAGAACTATGGTATTGCCTTTGATATCTGTAAACTTGTAATCTGATTTTTTATCATCAAATTGATTAGGTAATGATTCTATGAAAGTACCTTCTAGGATTACTCCTTCGGTATTTTCCTCTGCTAACTTAGCTGGTCTTAAGAATGTGATGTTTGATGTTTCCCTGCTTATAGGTGATTTGAAATTTCTTTTTCCCATTTTATTCCTCCGATATGGTAAATGATTCTTTTAGTTGTTCATAAACAGTCTGTAGTTCAGACTTGCTCAATTTATTATGAGCTAATTTAAATCTTAGAAGGTTGACCTCTTCTTCTAATACTTTCATTTGTTTGTCTAGTAATTTTGAAATCTTTTCATGAATTGTCAACTCAATTTTTTCATCAATATTTTTGATTACTTTAAAAGCTTTTTTCTTAAATCTTTTTTCTTCATCTGTTAATTTACTCATCTTTCAGCTCCTCGATTTGTTCCTCTGTCATTTTTATTAAATCTTCAAGAATTTCTGATTTTCTGTATAAATTAAACTCAGATTCATCTTGCCTTAAAATTTTATAAATGTCAAGCAATGATTCTAGTTCTTCTTTTTTATTCATTATACTTCCAAAATTTCATAGTCTGTAATAGGTTTAATTTCCTTCTCACTATCCCATTGTCCAGATGCTTTACAACTTTTATAAACCTTGACAGCGTTCATTACTTTCTTACGTCCTTTACCTAAAGTCAAGTCTGAAGCTTTGTAGACTTCACATGTCATGGTACGTTTTCCTAACACAATAAAGTAGAAATCAAAAGGTTTTTCATATCTTCGAGAAAATAAATCTACATAAAGAGCTGCACTTAAGTCATAGCCATACTGCTCGACTGTAAACCTAAAGGTATCGACATCAGGGTCTGAAGCTGTAGTCTTGATGTCTGCTATAAATCCTTTCTCTATGTTGATTACATCGGCTCTAACCTTTAAAGGGATGCCCATCATTTCAGCAAATAGAGAGAACTCATTGTTAGCCCCTTTTATAAGATCAACGGCTTCAGGTCTTTTGTTGAAAGATGCTACCCAATTTTCTACTCTAAGTTTTTGAGGAGCTGATAGGATTATTTTTCCCGAGTCCTTGTGTTCTGCTTCAAACGCCTTCCAGTCTTTTCCTGCTTTACGATTACCCTCGAAGAACAAATACTCTTCATCAACCATATGAGGCTCAAGGATAAGAGTATGGGCATAATTTCCTTCATCTAGGAATGCTCCTTTTAACGGCTCACCTTCGCCGAGTATTTTATCTTTATAAAATTGTTTTGTATCTTTTAGTAACATCTTTAAGTTTGACGAACTTAGATGCTCCTTTTCAGCATGATACTTTTCGTTGCTTAATGTTTTGTAAATCCCTTTGTATTCCATATTACCCTCATTTTACAGGACACATTCCAGTAACACATTCAAAGCTACCTTTTATGTCTTCCTCATTTACTTCACAATTTGTGATTGGTTT